TTCACCCATTCTTCAGACGAACCAAAGACGCCGCTTGACACTTCAACACCAATACGTCCGTGCGCTGATGAAAGGCCACCAATATATGTGGTGCCTAAATCAATCTCACCCTTGCCTGTCGTCGTCTCTGCTATGATGTCAAAATCACTCAACAAACGCAGCTCGTCATCACTTGCCCACGAATTTACTGCAAAGCTCGACCACGTAGCAGTCACCGCGGCATTCAACGTTGAATCGTACACGCCGTCCCGATTATGAATTCGAACCTCTGGCGTAATGCTTAATGCGGTTTTGCTCGTCGTGGGCAATGGGATGTCAACGGTAAACGTCGTGTAACGTTCGCCATCTACGCCTGCGTCGTAAAGGAATTCTTCCGTTTCAATGTGATAGAAGAAATACGCCAGCGTGCTACCGCTTGTCTCGTTGTACATGACTACTGGCGTCATGTCGTTTTGGGCGTTGAGTCCCAGCGTCTCAATGAGCCAGGTGACAACCGCGCCGTTGTTGACGGTCACCAACGTGTTGCTGTAGTATTCAACGTCCGCGCCGTCGTCCCATTGGATAAGCAACCGCAAGACAATGCGCGCCACACGTTCGTTGTTCGTCAATCCTGCAATCGCAGAATTTTCTGTGTACACCTTGCCGCTGAGTCGGATAAACTCAGTATCCGATGCTGTGTCTTGGCCTTCGTACGTTATGCCATTGTCAGATAGCGTTGTGCCGTCATCAAAGTTGAAGGCGCGAATGATGGACGCGCTTTGGTTGGTAGAACGATTGATGCGCACCACCTGTGCTGTTGGGCTGTATCCAATCGTCCAATTAGTCAGCTTCTGGCGCGCGCTCGTTTGATAAGACCACGACCCGCTGATATATGAATCTCCAGTACTGCCGTTGAAGTATAGGTATTTGCCATACACCAACTCGCTTTGCAGGCGAATAGGAATAAACCACCACGCGCCACTATAGGCGTACATACGCCACTGGTAGGTGTTGCACAGCGACTGCAACACCTCGTAGCAATTCACGTATTTAATACCTAGCTCTTCGTACCTGCGCCACACGCTGGTGCCAATGCGGCTTCGTGTGATGCCGCCAAACTGTGTGCCTGGTGGATGCGTGGTGTAAGTGTAATCGTCAATGCTTACGACGTCTTCAGCCCACGCCAGACGAACGTGCGCAGACAACACGCTGTTGAGGTACGACCATGTTGTTGTCTTCTCTTGCAGGTTTTGCAACAGTTGGTAAACCGTTTGATACCCTGTGTATTCCGTCCCTGCGTTGTTGTAGTCAACGTTTTTCAGCAGGCTAATGGCGTCAGAAGCTACGAGCTTCAAATCTCGCAGGGCGCTATCCTCTGTGATGCGGAATTGTTCAATGAGCAAAACGCCACACCAAACCAACGTGCTGTCGCGATCCACGCGCAAAAAGAAATCACCGTCCTCAGAATCTACGAGGTCCGACAACATCGTGTTAAGCGCCGTGAATTCGTCGGGTTGCCAAATGGTAGTAATCGTGCAACGCGAATGCACGATGCCAGGCACAAGGTACTGGTCATCTTCGCTCTCGTATGTCAACACAAAGCCGTCGCCGTCAAGGCTAAACGTTGTCGTTAAATCTGTACCCGCGGCGTTGTGAATGATGCTTATCGTGTAGTCATCACCGTTAAAGCCTTTGCAGGTGCCTTGTGCGTAGAGGTAACTCATGAGTAGCGGTTGCGGTTGCGTGAAGCTCGAACGTTGGATAAGTAGATGTCGTCGCCGCTGATGCGTCCAAACACCTCGACCTTGCTACTGCCGCCCATGATGTCTTGCAACTTGGAAAGTGGCGCGATAACCTCAGGGTCGACGCGAGCGTTAGGGTTGTCACCGACAATGGCGGTGGTGGCGCCGTATGCGAGGCCGCCCTCTGCAAGTGCTGGGATTTGTACGCTGTTGAGCAAAGCCATGCCCGCAGTAATCAATCCTGCCATCACAAACGGGAATGCTGGGCCTGCACCTTTAGATCCGTTCGCCGCGTTGGCAATGATGCGCGCCTTGGCTTCAGCCATAAACGCCAAAATGGTTGCGCGTGCTGCTTCCAACATCGCTTGTTTAAGTGTCTGCGCTTTGCCCACCGCGTTGCCGATGGAGTCCGCCAACACTGCGCCCATGTCTAGGAATGATTGCGACAGTTGTTTGCTCTCAGAACTCATAGCCTCCAAGCCCTTCAACAACTTGCTGGTAAATGACGTTGCCGTGGTGTCGACATCTTCCAAGGCGGCAAGCAAGCCCTGCGTCTCGGTCGTGGTATTCTGCAAACGAAGCAACAACCAGCTAACCTCGCTGTCAAAGATTTTGAATTTTTCAGCGGCCTTCTCTGCAACCTTACCCGTTTCCTCAATGACGGGTTGTGACTCCTCGTTGGCCCGTGACATTTCACGCACGGTCACCACCAAACCCTCAATGCGCTCGTTCAGAAAGTCAACTTGATCTGCATACTTCTGGGTGTTGCCTCGCGCAATTTGCTTGTCAAATTTGTCACCCAAAGCTCCAGCCGCTTGCGCTTGCATCTCTGCACGTCGTGCTGCTTCAACTGCCGCCTTCTCACGTTCAAGCTCACGGATTTGCTCTTTAACGTGGTTGATTTGCGCTTGCTTGTCAAGGCCAACAAGTGTTTGGATAAACTCCTCATTGGCTTTGCTCGCGTCTTGTGTACGCTGACGGAACAAAATGACTGCCGTTGTGAGTGCAGTAATCGCCGCCACGATGGCAAGCGCAGGGTTGGCCAACATAGTAGTGTTGAGAAGCGCCATTGCACCGCGCAAACCTGTGATCCCTGCAATGATTTTGGGCACAATGACAATCATTGGACCGATTGCGCCCACAAGCAATCCAATCTCCAGCATCAACGATTTAGTGTTGGCGCTGGTGGCGGCAAACTTTTGTGACAGTTCTACAATTAGTTCAAGCAGGCTGTTAATGGTAGGCAAGAGCAACTCACCTATAGATGCGCCTGCTAACTTGAGATTGTCCAGCGCCGTGCTAAACTTACCCGCGGCCGTTTCACTCAATCGCTCCATAGCGCCAGCGGCAAACCCTCCCTCTTCAGCAAACGACTTAAGCGTGTCGTTAAACTGTTGTACGCTGACGGCACCTGCGCCCAGCTTGTCGGCGGGCAAACCCGTGGCATCAGCCAACGCCTTGAAAATTGGGATGCCGCGCTCTGCCAGTTGGTTGAGGTTTTCCAACTCTACCTTGCCCTTGGCGTTGACCTTGGCAAAGATGGCGGCAATCTCTTCGATGCTTACACCGCTGGTGGCAGCGATGTCTCCAAGGAATTGCAGTTGGTCGTTAACGTCCGACACCTTCGTGCCCGATGCAATCAACTGCCGTGCGGCGTTGGCTACGTTCTCAATTTGAAACGGCGTCTTGGCCGTAAAGTCGTTCAGTTGCTGCATCATGGCAGCCGCCTCGCTTACACCTCCCGTCAAGCTCACAAACGACGTTTCGAGTTGCTCCAAGTCCGCCGCGCTCTTGACGGCCATAGCAGCCACGCCAGCAAGCGGCAACGTGATGGCCTGCGTCATGCTGGCTCCCAGTTGCGTGATGTTGCTAGTCATGCTACGCATGTTGCGCTGCACCCGACCTAACTGCTTGTTGAGGTCGCGCGTATCCGCGCCAATGCGTACAATCAGATCACCGAGTTTTGCCATTTGCTAGTGCTCTTAAGATAGCCAATCCGTCGCCTTTCGGCTTTTTTGCTTTTGTTTCTTTTTCCCAAGGAAAGATTGCAAGGTCTTGCGTGGTGAGCTTGCTGCCCTTCTTGGTATGTACATTCAACAACAACGCCGTCTGCCATCGTACTCGCTCCCAGGCACCGCGTTCGCAGTACTCCTGAAACTCATAACGACCGCGTACGGCGTTGCCAAATTCTCTGAAGGTCAGATCATAGAGTCGTTCGGGAGCTAGGCCTAACATGCCCAGTCCCAAACGCTCTATTTCGTCCCATTCAAGTGCGCGCTGCTGTCCTCCGTCTCCTCCGTTTTTTTTTGCTCACCGCCGCCCATAGCCTCCTGGACTACAAGCATCAGTGACGGAAGGTCCGTGACATCAATCATGCCCAAGAATTCGTCAACGTCCATCTTAAACTGCATGCCTTGCTTCAGGCAACCCTCCTGCACAAAGTAGTACAGCAGTTCAGGCATCTTGGTAACGTCTTCGGCGTCGATGCCTGTCACCTTGCAACGTGTTGCCTTTTCAAAATTCTTCCAGGCGCGCATACTTGCACGCACAGGAAACGTTTTGCCTTCTAGCGTAATGGTCATGCAGCTAATTTAAATCAAGTAGGGATAACCTCGCGGGTGATGGTATCGTGAACTTCGATGGTGCAGGTGTACGTACCGTTGTCTTCCGTACCGCCTGACAGCTCCAAGCTCGTGATGTAGCCCGACACGTCAAAGCGTTCGTCGCCTGCGTTCTCTGTCCCGTCGGGAGCGTGAGTAAAGAGCAAGTACACTTTGGTGTCTGCCAGCTGGTAGCCAATCAACTCGTTGTAGCCGTTGGTAGCATCAGAAGCGTACAATGCCGTGAAGTTGACCGTGGCGCTCTTGAGGCCAGGCAACATGGCGCGGT